AAGGATAATGGCTATCGCTGCTATGCCAAGAATATTGTCAATGTGGAGCGGTAGCCTTTTGTTTTTGATAACTTTCTTTTCCATACGGCAAAGTTACTAATTTGTTGGCTATGAAAGATGGGACATTTATTGCTTAATCAAATTCCTTGATTTTTTCCTTTTCATTCCTTTTCGTTCCTTGACGGCACTTTTTTCTGAAACTTTTCGCCAAATTCCTTGCACGTTCAGATTTTTATCTCTACCTTTGCCATCGCTAAAATTCTCATGTGGAGCATTCCACATAAACAAAGGGCGAGACGATATGTTCAAGCCCAACCAACTTTTTCTAAACGTTGTGGGCTTATTTTTTTGCCCATAACTGCCGCATCGATACCGAGGGACGTGCGCCCTTTGTTTATGTGGAGCATTCCACATTGTGTGGAGATGCAGATAGACAGAATACGGCGGTTCGCCTTCCACGTGTTTTTTTGCCCTTTGTGGTGGATAACATGAGAGTTTTAGCAGACGAGGAAGTGCGAGCCGCTTTTTTCGTACCCCTACGTCAACCCGTGCCGGGCGGTTCCCGGCAATAAGGCTAAAACTCTCATAATTATGCAAACATCTGCATCTATCCAGCGCACAGCTCATTTGCGCCCGTTGAGCATCAGCACCGCCCCCATCAAGGCGTGGCTCAACGGAAAGAGCAAGTTTTACACCAAAATCTGCGAGTTCGAGGTGACACGCCGCGAGGTTCTGCGCGTCCACGCTGCGCTTCTGTCTCTCGGCGCAGGCGCCGTCAGCGCAGAGAGCAGCTTCCTCACCGCCCTCTGCTGTGTAGTCCTCTCGGGCTACAACGTCTACAAGTTAAACCAGGAGGAGAAAGGAGGCGAAGCATGACACGTTTCAAGACTATGCACGGTCTGCACAAGATGCACCGCGAGACCTCAAAAAAGCTGCGCTACGCTATCGGCATGAGAGTGGAAGTTACGCTGAAGGAAGTGAAGCTCATACCGCACTTCAGCTACCGCCGTCGCGCGAGACTTTGCACATACAGAAAGAAGCTGACAGAAATCGAATGTGCTTGCATGAATATTGACGCACTTGCAGAAAGAGTAGAGAAAGGAGGCGAAGCATGACAACAAACGACAACACACAGCAGGCACAGCAGGCACAGCAGGCGCAGCAGCCTGAGGCTGCAGAGGTTTTCGAGTGCGCAACAACAGTTGTTGTGCGCGAGCTTGACAAAGATATCAAGCGAGGCGAGATAACCGGCATCATAGAGTTTTTGACAAACGTCGGCGAGCATCTGTTGAAGAAAGCATGTAACGGCACAATGACAGACCTTGAGCTGCAGGAGTACAAAGACTACTTCTACGACCTCGAGATTATCAACTACGTGATAGGCTATTTCAAGAGCCTGAACCGCAACTGCCCGACCAAGCTCAAGCCAGGAAGGAGGTGTGACACATGGGGAAGATAGGTTTTATGCAATACTTCGACAACGACGATGATGACAAAAAGCAGAAACGACCTGCCAAGGCTGCCGCGTCAGAGACTGAAGACGGTGCCTGGTTCCGAAAATACTTCACCGAAAATTATGCAACTCACGGCGAGCGGCGACGCGTCATTCTCCGCTCTTCTCGTGAGATTGTCTACGCGCTGCGCAACACCTATCCGCTCACCGAAGAAGAGGTGACCGTCTACATGCAGCAGCTCGGCTACAGCGCCGTCACGATGGACGGCGAACCGCTCTGGCGGATATACGAGCTTGAAGACATCGAGCTATAATCCCGATAAATACATTTTTTGTCCTCGCGGCGCGTTCTATGTGAATAGGGCGCGCCGCTTTTTGTGTCCTACGGCCAACACTATATTATATATAACTTTGTGGTGTACTAATCATCAAGGCTCTTTTTTATGCTATTAAATAGAATATTAATGTCTTACGGTTACGACAGCGTCGCCGCCCTTATGTCGAGCGTATTTCCTTCGACGAAATACGTCAGCATAGGACAGAGCGTCGCACTGTCGTCCGTTTTGGGCGTCATCTGCTCGGTGCTCGGCATATGGCCGATACTCGCACTCGCTATGATCTTCTTGATGGTCATCGAGCTGGTGTCGGGTGTCACCGCAAGCCACAAGCGCATGGAGCACTTCGAGAGCTCCAAGTTCTCGCGCTTCGTTCTGAAGCTGTTCATCTGGTTCTCGCTCTTCGTGTCATGCCAGATGTTCTCCTACTTCGCTGCACAGTACGGACACAACACGCTGCAGTGGATGGTGGGCGCATGGTTCTTCGACGTGCTCACCGTCATACTGATGATGGCGTTCGTTGTTGAGCATACCACCTCGATACTCGAGAATATGGCGTGCATCGACGGCAGAGAGAAGAGTTATTACATCGACGTGGTGAAGCGCGTGGCTGCTACGGCTATAGACCGCATCACACACTCGCCCTTTCGCAGATAGTTTGTAGTTTTTCATAAGCTTTAATAAGTTAACAAATCAATCGGTTATGAATCGTTTCAAGTGGCTCGCCATTTTTCTTGCGTTTCTTACAACCTTTGCTGTTGCCTTCGCTCTCGGTCGTTGCACCGGGGCGAAGGTTCCGGCAAGACTCCCTTCTCGCTACGATCCGCAGTACACCCTACCCGTTACCGTGGACACCAAATATGTGCCGATGGCAAGAGATACAGTTCGCGTTGAAGTACCTGCAGAGATAGACACAACAGCCATACTCGCAGAGTATTTTTCAAAACATATCTATCGCGACACACTGCGCGCCTCGGCTCCGGGCAAGCTCGGAGGCAGTGCTGAAGCGATTGTCGTCGACACCATTGCCCAAAACGTGATAGCAGGCCGATCAGTGCGCCTCACGTTCACACCAAATAGACTCGCGACGGCTAACTCCGTAGGCGTGCTATCCACGTTCGGGCTTAACCACATGGCGATCATGGCGGAGTACCGCTACGACCGCTGGGCGTTCTACGCTGGCTACAACTTCACCGAGCACGCTCCTCTCGCCGGCGTAGGCTACAGATTATTCCGTTGGTAACAGTTTCTTTCCATATATACCATAGCAAAATGCCTACACTTGCATCACTTCCTCTTCTCATTTTTTCACCCTCAGCCGACGATATCACCATCAAGGCTGAGGGTGATGTTGTGCTTACGACTACCATCACAGCAGACAGCACTACCCTTTTCGACTTCTCTTCCTCCTACGCTCCAGGCCCAGATGGCTGCGTCCACGTTGAGCGTCTATCTGAGCTCGTCAACACCGCCATACTCGCCAGCTTCAAGCCTTCTACCATGCTTACGCCGGGCAGCCGCTCGGCGTCGTGCGAACTAAAGCTCACAGCCAACGGCGAGAGCAAGCAGGTTCATGCGCTCTATATGGCGCGACTGATGACAGACGTCAAGCCTATGTTCGCCACGCTGCTGCGCCGCCGTCGCGTGGTTCCGGGTTCTCCGCAGCCGGTGAGCATACTCACGGCAGGCGCCAGCGGCCTGACACTGCAGGTGGGCGCTGCCTACAAGCTCAACAAGGGCGGCTTGGCATGGCGCGAGGTCACGGTAGAGGTAGACTGCTCGAACGACTACTTCGTTTTCCTCGCCGACATCGACGAGGTGAAGCAAGTGACATCGGCTCCCATCGGCACGCTGCTCTACTATACGATCGTACTTCTTAAAGACGGCAAGCAGGCTGACAAGATTTCTTTCGACATCGACAACAAAACGCGTCCTTCGCTTGCCACACATTTCGTTTATCTCAATTTGTTCGGCGTGCCAGAGAGCTTCACGTTTCGCGGCAAAGATACCGAAGAGCAAGAGCTGGAGAGCGACTTCGGCTATGCCAACAACGAGTATATACAGCTCAACGCGCAGCTCGTTGAGAGTCACAAGGCTAACACGGGGTGGCTCAGACCAGCGGAGAAAGACGTTGTCTACGGGCTTATGGGCTCGCATTACTTGATGGTCTACGCCGATGGCACGCTGCGACGCGCTACGATCACAGAAGTAGACTCCTCAATCTCGCGTCCGACCAACGAGCCTGCAAACGTGTCAATAACATGGCGATATGCCGACAGACGCCACATGCAGATGCCAGTCGTTACGCCTGACACCGGCAAGGGCGCCATCTTTGCTAAACCTCCTTTCGACAAAACCTTCGACTAATATGGCTGATACACAAAAGACAATGTACGCAAGCACGATGCTTGCAGATCTCGACATACGCACCGACCGCTTCGGCCGCCGGCGTATTTTCTCTATCAAGTTCACCACAAAAGACGGCAAGCTGCGCTTCATTCCTACCGCTTATGCTACGGGATGCAAGGGTATGGATATGAAGCGTCACCGCTTTCGCGGCATCCAGCCATGCGACTGCAAGGGCAACCCGGAGCTGCACGTCTTTCCCGTGAAGATTACAAACATCATCGAATACAACTCACACATAATAGACTGGAGCAATGGATATTCTGTATAACAGCGAGGGCGTGCCGCTCATGATGAGCAGCGATACCGCCTTCTACGATACAAAGGTAGACCGCACCGCCTCTGACGAGCGACGACGTGTACTTTTCCCTAACGACGACACACGTCACGACTACATCGTCGTAGGCGAGGAGCGTGTGCTGGCGTGGGGGCGCGATAACTTATTCCCCACCAAAGCGGCGGAGATAGTGCGCACGACCACGGTACTCAACACCGGATTGCGGTTCCTGCGCAACCTAACGATGGGTCAGGGCATCTTCGCCTGCCGCGTCAAAGGCTACAACGACAAGGGCGACGAGATTCTCGAGCCTATCGATGACAATAACATACAGCGCTTCGTGAGCTCGCGAATAGTGCGCCGGTACATGGAGAAGACTCTGCGCGACTTCCTGAAGGTGGGCTGCTCGGCGGTGCAGCTCGTGCCTAACGCAGCCGGCAACGGCATCATCGGTCTCAACACTATCAACAGCGAACACTTTCGCTTTACGGAGCCGTCAGATGCACTCGGTTCGCAGAACTGCGTAGTCAGCGGCTCATGGGATTTGTCGCCGTCGAGCTACATGGTGCTACCGCTGCTCAACGACTACTCGCCGGAGAATCACGCTGAGCTGCTGCGCTTCATGGGCAAGCTGAAGCAGGGCATGGTCTACCCGGTGCGCGACTCCTGGTCTAACGACGACATCTACGGCGAACCGATTTGGTGGCCAGCGTATGTTGCAGGCTGGGTTGATATCGCTCACCTCGTGCCGCAGTTCCTGAAGAAGGCGTACAAAAACCAGACAACCTGGAAGTGGCACGTACAGATACCTTACTCGTATTGGGATAAGAAATTCCCTGCCGCCGACTTCAAAAACAATCCGGAGCTACGCAAGACTGCCATCAACAAGTACATGGACGAGATAGAGCGCAACCTGCTCGGCGCGCAGAACGCAGAGAAGCCTATCTTCACGAACTACGCCGTGAACGAGATGAACGGTCGCATCGAGGAGGAGTGGAAGATTACTCCGCTCTCTAACAAATACTCGGCAGGTCAGGAGAATCTCGTGACATCGGCTGCTGCCAACTCGGAGATACTCTTCGCACTCATGGTGAACCCTAACGTGCTGGGCGCAGGTATGCCGGGCGGCTCGTATGCAGGCAACCAGGGCGGCTCGAACATACGCGAGGCGTTCCTCGTAAACATAGCCAACTCGTGGATAGACCGCCAAAACCTGCTCGATCCTCTGCAGCTGTATCTGCAGCTCAACGGCGTGCCTGACGACGTGCAGCTGCGCTACCGCAACACTATACTGACCACGCTCGACACCGGAGCTGGCACATCACACCAATTATCTTAAAACTTTAAGACCATGCTATTTTCTAAAGAAAAATGGGATAACGGCAAGCAGATTTCGCCTTTTGTGCCCGTATCATCATCGCGGTCTTTTCAAAAGATGCAAGCGCCGCTCGACGGTGCGGAGCAGCAGTTTCTGCGTCCGCTCGTCGGCGACGCCATGACCGACCGCATCCAGTCCGTCTGCGACAACATGCCCGAGGGCGACGTGCTCGCTCCGCAACTGCTGCAGATTGCTCGACGCGCTGTCGCAAACCTCGCCTTCTGGCACGACTTCGACGCTCTCAACCTACGCATTACAGACCAAGGCTTCCAGCGTCAGGGTTCGGGCGACTGGCAGGGCGCATACAAGTACCAAGAGGACAACCTGCGCGCCACATTCAAGAACCGCGGTTTTAACGCCCTCGACTTTCTGCTCGACTTCCTCGACGATCATCTCGACGTTTATCCGGAGTACAAGCAGTCGAAGTGCTACACCGACCGCAGCTGTGCCATCGTGCGCTCTCCGCGTGAGGCGAACCAATTCGTGTTTATCAACTCGTCGCACATAGTGTTCATGCGCCTGCAGACAGAGTTCCGCACCGTAGAGGAGTACGACCTCTGCGCCATCCTCGGCGAAGATCTCTACAAGCGACTGCGCCGCTGGCTTGACGGCTCCGAAGAGTTCCCGGAGTGCATCTGCACGCTCAACCAGTTTCGCCTCGCCTGCGCCGACTACGTTGTCAAAAAGGCTGCTGCACGCCTAATGCGCCAGACGGGCACGCTCACCGAGCGCGGATTGTATTTCGAGGCTATCACAGCAGGCAGCTACGGCAATGAGACCATGTCGCAGGCTTCTGACAAACAGATAGGCGACCGCTGCGCCCTTGCAGAGGTTGACGCACATCGAGCCGAAGCCTCGCTCAAGGCATTCATTAAAAATTATTATTGCTGTCCGCTAAAACTTTTCATACAAAATAAATTAGGGCTGACACTTCTCACGAAGTATCA